TTGGATTTATTGGAAGCTTAATTATGACGTCTATTATAGGTTTTATAATAGGAAGGATTTCAAAAGCAAAGTATAAAAACTCAGGATGCATGCTTCCATTTACATCTTCGTTTTTGGCTGTTTTTTATATTAGATCTTTGCAGCTATTGTTATCGCCTCCTGTTGGCATTGCTTATGTTGTTGATATGTCTGTATTTTTAGTGGCATTCTCTTTTGTGTTGCTATGCCTTAGATTTGCGAGAACTCAAAGATAACTTTTGCAAAAACCACCTCATTTAGAGGTGGTTTATTTAAAACACACACCACTAGTTTATAACTGATACATCACTTTACCAGCCGGTCCTTTAATGCATTTGAATATCGCGTTTGTGCTTGGCACCGCGGCCCAATCAGTAGCTCCATTAGTTTCGACAGAACCGGCTACGTACTTAACACCAGAATGATCACCACTAGACACCCGTACAATCAGGTCTCTGCCTAGTGGGGCACCATAAATGTTAGTAATAGCTACCGAAGAGCCGATTATATTATAATGAGTTGATGGATGAACTTTTGTTAAATCTACAATAGTGCTTTCTGTTAAGGTAATGAATCTTGCATCTCCACCGTCGTAACCATCAACCTTCGTTGGTGAATCCAGAAAAATATACACACGGTCATCGTCAGGGTATGAATTACCGTTAGCCTTCCCCTCTCCAAATAATAGCGCGCCTTCATTTCGTTTCCCACCGGAGTCAGACTCATAGAAACCAAAGGTACAGTTTGAAACACCGCCTTTGCCGACATAGATACCGTACAATTTTGTTAGGTCCTCGGCGGCTGAAATCCCTATCTCGCAATTACTTACATATCCGTCGGTGATATGTACACATTCGCGGCTGGGAGACATTCGTATAAATTTACACCCCAATACACTAACAGCTGTGCAATCCAGATACATAGCATCTACACTACCTTCTGGTGCCAGGAATATATCCCCAGAGAAGCTAATGCTGTTACCTCCAGAACCCGTCATAAAATACGGAACCTGGTTTCTTGGTACATCTAGTTTCGACGACAGGTAACCTACATCGGTCGGTATGAATGTATTTTCTGAAAATTGAATTCTATAGCTTGCACCAAGGTCAATGGGTGCGCTTCGGTAAAAAAATCTATCATCCAGTGATCCGTTTACTGTACGGGCTACTTCGAAATGGCAATGATGGAACGCTATGTTCCACGCATTAGTCATTTTAATAAAGTAAGGAGTACCCTCAAAATGACAGCCATTGAAATAGATATAGTTAGAGTCGTTAAGGAAGTGCACTGCAGGTTTATCTTGAGAACCGCTGAGCAAAAAAGTGCAGTTGTTCACGTATGTATCTTGAATATAGCCCACCTCCCACGCTTGATTTGGGAAGCGTTGGATATTTAAACCGGACATAATCCCTGTCCAACCTACATGGTTAGTATACAGGCCCACGTCACAAGAGTCTTGCACACCCCATATCGCGAAGTCGCGCAATGTCATACCGAATGAAAAACCTGTAGTGCTATTAATTGACAACGTTCTTCCGGGGTTTACTTTAGACAATATTACAGACCCACGAACAGGCGATTCCTCGTGACCTGTAGAGGCTATGTCACGCAAACCACCGCTGCCTTCGCCATATAAGCTAAGAGCATAATCCGCCACAATTTCTGTATTTACCACGTATTGGCCAGATGGCAGAAACACGCCTGCGTTAATAAATTTAGCAGTGTTAATCGCAGCTTGTATCGCAGCGTAATCTTGGGTTTGTGTTAATGCGGTAACAAATGGATAAACCATCTGAGCAGCACTTAATGTGCTGAACTTTTCGCTAAGAGGATGATCTAAACCATCTCCTACGGCGCCAAAATCTTTAACAGATAGTATATCGTCAAGCTTATGTTGCAATGTGCGCAATGTTGCATGCAAAGTGTTGTGTATGTATCCCATCTTACTGGGAAAATTTCCAGAACCAACATCATCATATAATCTTGCTTCAAACTGATCAGGGTCATACTTCAGCACATTAGGAAAGTAGAACTGCTGTGTCCCATACGCATCGTAAACAGCCATAGAATGGCCTTGCACGGTAACGAATTTGGCAATCTGTCCGTTATATACCGGATATCCAGCAGCGTTAATGATGATTGGTTGCGAAACAGGAACATGAGAGCCATCTTCGTTCTCCACATAAACCTGGATCTGGTTTTCAGGATTTACCGGGTCCGTGTCAATTTTACCGATATAAATTTTGCCATTGGCAACCGCTTTAAAAGAACGAGCCATAGTGAAGAGTTGCGAAGGCATACTCACTACAACATTGGCTGTAATGTCTGTCATTTAATTTGCTCCAGATACAAGGAATCGCCGCAGCATGGCTACGGTGAATTTTGGGCATAAAAAAACCCAGCCGAAGCTGGGTCGTTGCGTTGGTTATCTGTCAGTAGTTATGAACTGAAGGAGGTAATTCTTTATTCTTAAGTCTCATCCATGCGGAAAGATTCGTTGGTCCGTCTGGCTCATTGATATCAACATCTCGTGTGTGATTGATTAAAACGTCTCTCGCCATTCCGATAACATACGAGAACTCATGACCGTAGTCGTAGCATCTGCCGGAATAGTTCGATTGAATTTGTTTTAGCGCCGGATACAGTTCGCGGAATAATGCCTGTGAACGGTTAGCATAATCCCATAGCCATACAAGGCTGTTTGCTTCTTTTGCAGAAAGCTCGTTTGCTTTCTTCTCTTGTTTGCCGATAAACTCGCCTTCAAGCACTACCCTGTGGATGTACTCTACGGCCAGCGGGATTTGTTCAATTGAAAGTTCATCAATGCTGTCAATACCAAAACGCTGATGAACCATATTGTATGCATCGTCATAGCGAAGTCCTTTCTTTCCTACCAGCATGTTTACTGCATCGCGTAGCGGCGTTCTTTCCTCAACAGTGGTTTTCTTGCCTTTCACATACTCGCCATGTTTGCGAATTGAAGGTAGAACTTCTGCTGTTACCCACTTGCGGAATTTGTGCGGGACCGAACCTTTATTGACAGCATCGCGGCAGCGCAGAACCAATGTATACATACCTGATTCGCTCACAATGCTTAGATTCTGCTCACCACCAAGGGTGTAACTTAAAGTTACTCCCTTTTCATCGTCATCAAGTGCAGTAAGCGCCTTGCGTGAGTTAGTCAGGGTTAAAGCATCACAAACATCTTTTGCTACAAACCACGGCTCACCGCATTTGTTGATGACGCGGATTTCACTGTCGCCGAATTTGAAGATGGTGAAATCGTTTTGTGCCTTTGCTATACTTTTCATGTCAATATTTCCTAATCCGATTTGTTGATACCGAAGCCCTGACTGTTCCCGCAGTTGGGGCTTCAACTTTCTGCTCTATCAGTTATATCTTTCCCTTCATATACTTCACCTATATTGCTAATGCTGGCAGAACATCCAAGATGCTTGTATCTTATGATGTCCAACACGCAGTCACTACACAGCATCCGACCTGTTTCTTTAGAGTAAATGTATGTTTGATCAGCGTCTGATTCGCTAATGCCGCAGAAACAACATTCTTTACTCATACCGTTATCCCCTCTCTCTTCAGGCTGTCCATCACCCGTTTAATTACTTCTGCACTAAATGAGCGACACTCCTCCTTTGCTTTTTCTTCAAGAATTTTTTCTAGCTTCTCTGGCATACGCAGTGTTTTAACCTTCATTGTATCCTCCGTTGTATGTGGTACGCATACATAGTATTTAGGTACGCATTGATAGTCAATAGATACCTACATATCCTGTGGTAAAAAATTATTCAGGATGCGCCGATGTCTGATCGTAAGTACAAAAACCCTCAAGTGAATCTGAGGCTTCCTGTAGAGATAAAGGAACGTCTTATTGAACTGGCTGAGGCTAATTCTCGTTCATTAAATGCTGAGATGGTCGCGGCACTTGAAGCGTGGACCGAAAAAAATAAACACATTCAAGCACTAGACCTTGCAACTATAGCATCACGATTGATAGATCTTGAACACGATGTTGAGACGCTAAAGACCATGTATGGTAAGGATAAATAAATATGACAGATACCAAAGTGAACTTCAGAGAAACCATCTTCAAGGACTCAAGTGATGCTGTAAATGAGTATGCTGATGGATTTGCTTACTCGTCTTTTGGGGATGTCGGAGCAAGATTTGGTTCAATAGCATTTTTTAAGCATGTTTCAGACTGGGTTAATAATGAGGAGATTCAGCCAGTTAGATACCAAATTGCCAACATTCGCATGAGTGAAAATCAACTTCTTGAACTGGCTAAGTATATAGTTTCTCAACACGAAGAATCAAAAAAATTAAGCTGACAGAGCCATGATTACTTTTCCTGCCGTAAATGCTGATCATGCAGCGGAGAAAAAGAGAACTCTTGGTCGTATGGGGTCGACAGGTGGCATAGGAGAAAAGTCCAATGCTTCGCCTCCAGTTACCAAGAATGATATAACCAAAAACAATAATATCGCTTATCTTGGAAAACAATACACTGAGGAGCATGCTATGGGCAGCCCATCAAGAGAAGAGATTGACGCGAAGCTTGGTCAAAACAAAGCAGAAATTGAGTTAATATCTGCTAACATGCGCGCTGAAATTTCAGCTTTCAGAGAATTCCAATCTAAGCAATTTACAGCTATGAATCAGTCCCTTAATGAAATTAAGGGACAGATATTCGCTAGCAATGGCGAAGTTGCAGGGCTCAAAGGTCAAATTGATGGCATTAAAACATCCATGACCGCGACCCAATGGCTCGTTGGTGCGGTTCTCGCTATGCTTGCGGTAATCATAACGCTTCCGCAGATTCAATCTTACTTCAAGGTTTCTGAGCCGACTGCGAAGGAAGCCGCTAGTGAAACCCATGATACCAAAATAAAGCAGTGATCTTACCAATAAAACCTGGGAGGACAACATGAAGCAATGGCTCATCATAATTGCTGTTTTTTTGCTCATTTACACTGTTTTCCCAACATTAAAAGCACCAATGCAAATAATTTCACTAGCAATAATTGCGATTGGTGCTTTCATTGCTGTAGCCGTACTTGTGTTTAAGGTTTTAAAGTTTTTAGTTTGGCTATCAAAAGATGATGGATGCAAAGTTCATCAAGAAAAAGAAGGCAAAATAACCAAAGTTGACTAACTGTCACTAGCGAGCCATGTAATAATCCCCGTGCGGGCAATGGTTTTTGCTTCATCTGTTGATAAGGTTTTCTCCCATCTCTTAAATGCCCCAGATTGCATCAGTTTCCTTTCTATTACGCGTCTCACTTCTGCTCTGTCTACTGGTGCGTTTTGCAGGCGAAATAGCATTGATTTAAACTCAGGAGAAGACAGTAGAGCATCAGCAGCCTTTATCCTGCTTGTTTTCCCTGACATCAATGCGGACGTTATCACCCCTGTTGCGCCTACACCAGGAAGACCAGATAAGCTTGTAATACCTTCCGCCGCAGCAGCTTTTGAGGCTATTCCATAAATTTTTGCGAGACTACCCTTTTCTTTCAGAAAGTTATTAACTTGCTGATCCACAAGACTACTAGCATACTGCTTACCAGTATTGAGTCTATTCATAGCCTTAGCTGCTTGATAAATCGTATCAAGGCGCTTTGATGCATCTGTGCCAATAGCATCACGGAGAGCCTTCATATTGGCCCCATTGCGTGACATTCCGTTATACCATTTTACAAATCCATCAACTCCTAATTGCTGACCAGGTGATTTGGCATAGCTGGTAAATGCTTTATTCATTGAGGTGAGCGCAACTTCCTGCCGCATATCCTTTGGAATCGACTTCATTAATTGCCTAAAGTCGCCACCGTTTCCTTTTGCCATATTAACAACAGCACTTTCAACTTTTGGAATTGCTGATTGCTGAAGTTTTCTACCCAAGACGGTTACAGCATCATCTTCAATGGATTTTCGTTTTTTTACCAACTCCTTACCAAGCGTCCATAATTCCCCTGCGCCATATTTTTCTGCGACAGCCTGTTGGTCATCTGTTATGGCTGCATATAACTTTTTAAGAACACCTGTTTCTTCATCCTTGAATGGACCAGAGCCTTTGCCAATAGCTTGTCCAACCTGCTTTCTAGCGAGATCTAAACGCCCATACGTTGGCAAGGTGTTTGGATCAAGTCGGTTCAATGTCCGCTTCATTATTGGAGATAATTCATCAATTCCACCTATGTCATCAGCAAAATCCTCTAAAAAATTCAATGTATTAGTTGCCTCAATCCGGTCTCTTACAGGAAC